GCCCTTGGCGAACTCGAACCCGGACATGCCGGTCTTCTCGACTTTGGACTTCATGGTGTTCTCCTTACCTTGGCCAAAGGTATTACTTGCAACCGCAATCGCGCTTGCTGACTTTCCCGCCCTTCGAAAACTTCGGTGCGGTGCGGGAACCCTTGGGGAAGAGCTTCTTCAGGTCGTTCGGAGAACCACCTGCGTTCATGCCCTTTCCGCGCATCTGTGTGATCTTGGGAGCTGTAACGGTGCCACCGGCAATCGCCGGGACACGAGGCGTCTTGCCCGATACTTTTGGTGCGCGCATCACTTGCTCCGCTTCTTCATGAGATGGCGGGACATCTGGGAGAAGCTGTCGCTCACCATGCCGCCCTTGGAATACTTGGCGACCTTGCCGCCGCGAGACATCGCACCGCCCATGGTGCCGCCGCCGTCACCTGCGGGAGAGCCGCCAGCGTCGCCAAACCCGCCGCTGCCGCCATCGCCACCGTTACCGCCGTAACCACCGCCACCAGCGGTGTCGCCAAGGCCACCAGCGGTGCCATCACCGCCTCCGCCATCACCGCCAAACCCGCCATAATCGCGATACTGAGCTGCGGCTTCCGCCTGCTGGGCGTCCCAAGCCGCCTTCTGGCGGTTCCACTCAGCGAGCTGCTGCTGATACGCAGCCATCTGCTGGTTGTAGATGTCCTGCGCATTGACACGCTGGTATGGGAGCTGTGGCGTCCCTACCGGGAGCGCGCGACGCCCATTCGCGTCCTTGGGCTGCGCCCGCCAGGCGGCGAGCTTCTGCGCCAGCATCGTCTTCATGTCCTGCGGGTTCATCCGCTGCGGACGGTAGGCAGCAGCGTTCGCTGCGGTCTGGCGCGAGGCTTCCTGGTAGGCCGCTTCGTAGCTGGGAGCGCCGGGCTTGTTGTAGGGATCAAATGCCATCACGGACCTCCTGCGATGGACGTGCGCGGACCCATGTCACCGTTGACGTTGCCGCCTTTCGGGGGCTGAGCACCCTGGGCTTGACCGCCCGCCATGGCCATCGCCTGCATCTGCATGGCCTGCTGCTGCTTCTCCATATCGTCGTCCGACGGCACGATGCTGCCGCCAGGCAGGCCGAGTGTTTCGGAGACGGAGCGCAGGAGAGCGGCGCGACCCTTGGGACCGACGATCTGGCTGTCGATCGGGTTGGCCGTGATCTGGAGGAACTCGAGCTGGCGAGACCGCTGGGTCTCTTTCTGCACCGCCACCGAGACGCCCATGACCTTGATGGTCTCGTCACCATCAAGCATCCCCGTCTCGTCTGTGAGCAGGATCATGTCGAGGAGCTGGCGCAGAAGCGGATCGAGGATGTCCCGGTCGATGTTCGCTGCAACGGTCTGGAGAACCTTGCTGGCGTTACCCATAAGCATCGCCAGACCGGAGGCCGTCCGGCCCGCACCAGCAGCACTCGAGCCAGAGAGGTAACGCGGGATTGCCGAGATCTCGTCGGCGATTTCTGAGAACTTCTGGTAGACACCGAGCAGCTCCTGAGCGTTGGAGTTCGGCTGGAAGAAGCTGATCGGCGGAGCGCCGTTGTTGCCCATCGGGTCCGTCTGGACGTGCCAGCGCTTCCACGGATAGAGCTCCTCGCCGTCTTCATCGGGGGACAGGCGGTCGTCGTTGACCACGACCTGCGGACCAGACGAGATCGAGAGGTTGTTGACGAGCGCGCGCAGCGAGGCGTTGCAGACGTCCTGGATGTCGTTGAGGATGTCGGGCAGGCCGTTGCCGACCACCGTGCCGGGCACCTTCTCGAACGACGTCACGAAGTACGGGTGCCGCTTGCGCGGGCTTGGGCTCATCTGGACTTTGATGACGTACTGGCCCACGAGCCAGCACTGGATGAAATAATCCCGCTCGGGGTCCGGCACCTGCTCTTCATCCATGCCGTACTCGAGCAGCATCGAGCCCTGGACGTTCCCGTGGAACTCCAGGCACGAGATGAGATGGCTCTCGTTCAGGTAGGGGCTTTCGCGGCTCTCGTTCCAGGCGCGCTCGCTGTCGGTCGCACCGTCATAGTCTTCGTTGAGGCCGGTCTGCCCGTAGTCGCGAAGCGCGTTGCGGATCGCTTCCTGGTTGTAGCCAGGCAGATCCAGGAGGTCGTTGAGGTCGGCGCGTGTGAGGCGCGAGCGCTCGATCACCGAGGCGTCCTCGATGTCGCTTACTCCCGGAGTAAACCAGATGTCGAAGGGTGAGATGCGCGACCACATCAAGCGTGGGCTCTGCGCGACGGTCGCCTGACCGCCCTGCCAGCTCACCGTGGGGACGATCTTGACGTACGGACCCTTGATGACGGCGAACGGGAATAGCGGCAGGTCGGTGATGAACTCCGCCAGTGCTTTGTAGAAATTTCCCTCGATGAGGATCTCATCGATCTTATCCTCGGCGATTTTCGTGCGCTGGTTGGCGCGCTTCTTCGCCGCCTGACGCGCCGCTTCGACGAGCTGGATCGTGCGGTCGCGGATGGTGGCAGGATCAGCATCGATGCCCTGCTCGGCGAGCGTGGCGAGTTCCACCTGCACAAGCTGCTCGATGGACGCCATCACCTCTGCCGGGATCTCCGGGTCTGGCGACGCATCAAGACCCCAAGGGCGCTCGGGAGCCAGGTACACATCGCGCAGGAGCGCGCTCGCACCACGGCATTTCATGGCGATGAGGCGAGCATAAACCTCTGAGCCACCAAACTTTTTGATTTCTGCGAGCTGGGTCGGATCGTAGACGCCGTTGAACGTGCGCAGCGCGTTGAGCAGCCGGTTCGTCCAACCAGCCGCCGTATTGCGGTGGCGCTTCATCATGTCGAACTGCGCGCGGATATAGCCCGCCAGGTTCGTCATCACTGGCTGGTCGGTCGCGTCCTGAAGTGCCGCACGCTCTTCGTCCGCCGCCTTGATCGAAGCGTCGAGTTGCGCCGGGGGCACCACGCGGAGGACGCCCATTCCAACAAGTTGGTCAGCCATGAAATGGTCCTGTTCGTTCGCCCAGCTCGACGAACATAACCTAAATACAGTATGTTTGCCCCGCTTGACAACTATTCATCCCGAAGTGGGAGTGTAAATGACTGCTCTGACCACAGTCGATCATAATGTTACCGAGCTGAAACTCTTGCAGATCGCTCGCGAAATCGCGATGGACATTCGGCCCATCGAAGAAATACTAAAAGTCCACGAGATCGAGCCAAACCAGTGGGATACCATCCAGGCCAACCCACGGTTCCGCGCTTACCTGGAGAGCGAAGCAGCCTCCTGGCACGGCACGCTCAACACGCATGAGCGTGTGAAGTTGAAGGCCGCAGCCATGCTCGAGGAGTGGCTCCCCGAGCTCCACATGCGGATGCACGACCGAGCCGAGAGCCTCAACGCCAAGATCGAGGCGGGCAAGCTGGCCAGAGACCTGGCCGGTTTCGCCAAGAGCGGGGTGGGTGTGGAGGCGGCGGGTGATCGCTTCTCCGTGACCATCAACCTCGGAGCCGACGCCCAGCTCAAGTTCGAGAAGCAGTTGCCACCCGTCGTGATCGACGCCGAAGAGATTGACTGATGCCCACAATCAATTTTACCGCCCCGCCGACCTGTGCCCGTTTCATGAAGTCAGAGGCGTTCTTCCGCCTCATCGCCGGGCCGGTGGGCTCGGGCAAGACGACCGCCTGCCTGTTCGAGCTCTTCCGTCGCGCTTGTGAGCAGACGCCAGGGCCTGATGGTCTGAGGCACACCCGCTTCGCCATCCTGCGCCAGACGCTCAGCCAGTTGAAGATGACGGTGCTCAAGGACGTGACGACCTGGTTGGAGGGCATCGCCGCCTTCAAGGTTTCCGAGAACACGATCTACATCTCGATCGGTGACGTGCGATCGGAGTGGGTGCTCATCCCCCTCGAGGACGTCGAGGACCAGCGCCGACTGCTCTCCTCGCAGCTCACGGGCGCATGGATCTCGGAGTGCATCGAGATCGCCGTCGACCTGGTGCCCGCCATCGCAGGCCGCTGCGGTCGCTACCCCTCCAAGGCCCAGGGTGGCCCGACCTGGTTCGGCATCATCGCCGACACCAACATGCCCACCATCGGCAGTGACTGGTGGAAGCTCATGGACCAGGACATCCCGCCAGACTGGCAGGTGTTCATCCAGCCGGGCGGTCTCGACGAGGACGCCGAGAACATCGAGAACCTCCCCGGTGGCCGGGAGTATTATGAGCGCCTGTCGCGCTCCAACGGCGAGGACTGGGTGCGCCGCTACGTGCACGCCCAGTACGGTGCCGACCCGTCGGGCTCCGCTGTGTACCGCGAGAGCTTCAAGCAAGCCTTCCATGTCGTCGACCATCTCGAGCCTGTGATGGTTCACCCGCTGATCGTGGGGCAGGACTTTGGTCGTAATCCCTGCTCGATCATCTGTCAGATGGATCACAAGGGCCGACTTCTGGTGCTCGAGGAGGTGCTGGCGGAGGATATTGGCCTCGAGCTCCACGTCAGGCGCGCACTGAAGCCCG